CTTGTGAGCGCGGATCAGGACGCCGGGCCGGGTGCACATCTCCAGGCCGTTCATTTGCATGTCGAGATGCACGCCCTTGCCGTTCGGCATCTCGTATTGCTTGGCGTAGAGCCGGTTGCCGATCGTGTTGACGGTCTCGACCAGATCCGCCGGAGCGTAATAGGTGCGAAACAGGTTGGGCACGCCCAGCGGGAAGATCTGCGCCTCGTCGGCGTCGACAAACGCGGTCGAGCCGACCTGGCCGAAATAATTGTCCCACATGACGCCGCCAAACGCGAAGGCGCCCCAGCTGCCGCCGGTTGCCGGCGAGTTGACGGTCGGGGCCCGCAAATCGGCCGCTGCGGCATAGCTGAGATAGGACGCCCGGACCTCTGGGTGGGCGATCAGCGCGTCGTAGAAATTGTCGCCGCAGATCGCATAGAGGCCGCTGAACGGCACGGTGCTCAACTCATTGCCGATCGTGCGCGCAATCCCGGTGATCGCCACGCGCAACGCGCCGTCTACCGGGCTCATCGCCTGCAGGTCGAGATAGACATCGCTCGGCGGGGTGACGTCGAACTCGTCGAACAGGTTCAGCGTGCTGCCGTCCGCATAGGTGATGATTCCGGTCACGGCGCCGACCCGGGAATATTCCTGCGTTGCGGCAAGCGAGTTGGTCGCGTCCGTCATGTGCTCGCCGACCTTGCCCTGCACGGTCTCGACCTCGGTCTCCGAGCCGAAGGCGCGCACGCCCTCGACCTCTTCGGCCATGACGTTGTCGTTGACCTCGAAATGCGGCACGCGAAACGAGCGCGCAGCGCGGCTTAGCAGCGGTTGCGTGTGGCCGGGGCCGCCGCGTGGGGTCGGCGCGACCAAGGTCAGGACGCCGTTCCGCTCCTCGACCACGATCGAGGTGGTCGAGACGCCGCTCTCTCGGAAGAGGCCGAGGCTGCCAATGCGGCCCGGCACATATTTGATCTTGTTGATCGCATCGGTCAGGGTCGTGACCGAAAATGCGTCCTGTCTAAATACATCAAGCATCGGCATTTTGGCCGGACTCCTGAAAATGAAAAACCGCCCGAAGGCGGCTTGCTAGGCTGAAACTGGTGGCCGTCAGCTCTTGGCGAGCCAGACGACCAGCAGCTTGTCGGCGGTCGTCGCCGTGCCACTGGTGTTGTTGATGGTGTTCGTCGCGGTGATCGTAAATTCGCTGCTGAGGTCGGTGATGTTGGTCATCGTCGTCGCGGCGTCGACGAGGCGCAGCACGGTCGTCAATGCGTCGGTGGTCTTGATGCCGGTGACCGTGAAGTTCCCGGCAGCGCCCCCGGCGACCACCTTGACCTTCACGAAGCTGGCGACGAGGTTGAGAAGAGCCGCCGTGCCGAGCCCGAGATTGGTCCGCGCGGTCGCCGCGCTGGCCAGGTCGGAGAGGTTCGATGCGGCCTGCAGACCGGCTGCCGTCGGCACGTCGCCTTGAGCAATCGCCGCAGCAAGATCCTGTGGAGAGATTGTCATCTTCGGCTCTCTCAGTTGCGGCAGACGACGCCGAGACCGGCGAGATCGGAGACGACGTCGGCGTCGCTGTCGGCGGGGAAGACGAGCAGCTTGAGGTTGACCTCGGCGTCGCGGGCGATGAACGAGCCCATCAGGGCGGCAGCGGTCGCGTCCATGTCATAAATCGAGACGCCAGCCGGGGTGTCTCCCACGACCAGCCACGGGCCGACGCCGGCGGGCTTGGTGATGTGCATCGAAACGCCCGAGCCGGTCGCGGTCGCCGCGGCGCTCAACGCGCCGGCGCTCGTCCCGGTATAGGTGAACGTCGTGCCGGTCGGGATCCCCGTTCCACTGATCGCATAGACATCGCCGACGACCAGGTCAGTCACCGCCGCCAATGTGTCCAGGGTCTTGTTCGAGTGCGTGCTGGCAGTCGTCGTCAGATCGACCGCCGGCTCGACCTTGGCGACCTCACCGGCCTTCAGCGTCTTGCCCAGCGAGAGCGGGTAATTCTCTCGCGCGCGCATGGCATTGGCTTCGGAGAGGATAAATGCCCCTGGCGGCGGGTTCCATTCGAGTGTGCTCATGGGTTGCTCAGTTCCTTGCGTTGATCTTGTCCAGCGTCTTCGCCCAGGCCTTGGTCGGGTCGCCGGAGATCGGGTTGTGGCGCGAGCTGATCTCGCCCTTTCCGTCGGAGCCGCGATCGGCCCGCAACGCCAGCAGCTCGGATTGCACCTGCACCAGGCTCTTGCCCGATTGCAGGAATTCCGTTGCGAGCTCGGCGAACTCGGCCAACTTGCAGGCTGCGGAGATCTGGATCATCTCCTCGGCCCGGGCCTCTTTGCCGCCGCCGTTTGGCTCAGCCTCGACGAGCGGCAGGTCGCGCGCTGCGCCAGCCGTCAAGCTGGCCGCGGCCGCCTGCGGGAGCGCCGAAAGCGCCGCGCGCAATGCCTTGCGCAGCGACGCCATCGCCGGGGTCGCCGGCTCGCCGTCACCATCCGGATCGCCGGTGCCGGTCAGGCACCCGACCGCGTCCGCCAGGTTGTCGACGGCCTTGCCGATATAGCCGAGGCACTCGAGCACATCGTCGTCGCCGTCGCCGTCCGGGTCGTAGGCGGCTTGCGCCAGCGCCTTGGGCGCGTTGGCGAAGCGGGAAAGGTCGAAATGCGCCGCGATCTTTGCCGGCGCAGCCACGACATCGGCAAACCCTTGGTCTTTTGCTTCCTGCGCGGTCATCCAGGTGTTGGCATTCATGACCGCCAGCATCGCCTCTGGGTCCTGCCCGGTCTTGCGTGCGTAGGTCGCCGCCATACCGCGACCGAGCTTGTCGAGGGCCTCGGACATCTCGGCCATAACGGTCGCGTCACCCATCGCGAACGCGAACGGGTTGTGCACGAACATCGTCGCGTTTTCCGGCATCGTCACTTCGTCGCCGGCCATCGCGACGATGCTGGCGATCGAGGCGGCGATGCCGTCGACGGTGACGTTGATCTTGGCCGGATGCCGCGCGAGCATGTTGTGAATCGCGATCCCATCGACCACGTCGCCACCGCGCGAATTGAGGCGCAATTTGATCGTGTCGACCGGGCCGACAGCGGCTAGCGCATCGCGAAAATCGCCCGAAGTGACGCCCCAGGAGCCGATATCGTCGTAAATCGCGATGTCGGCCGTGCCATTGGCTCCCGCCGCGGCGGAGAACCACGTCTTTTTCGCCATTTGCTGTCCCTGAAAATGCAAAAGCCGCCCAAAAGGCGGCGTGCTCGGCGGAAACTTGGCGCCGTTAGGCGTCCTTAGCGATGTCCCCGCCAAACAACGGAGAAACCGGTCGCGGCGGCATAAAATTGAGGCTTGATGTCCCTATGAATGTCCCGTTATCCGACAGCCATGCCGATATCCAGAGGACGAAGATCAAAACCAAAATTGCCGGGATCAACAGAAGCGCGCCGAACGCCATCCCTTTCAAGAAGTGCGCCCATAAGCCGACGATCAAAAGGGTTGTCTTTCGGCAGGTCACTCCGATGGCCCCGCGGCACCGGCCGGGACCGGCGGCGGCGGCTGGGCCTCCGTGTGCGGCAGGCCGAGCTTCGTCTCGCGCTCGAAATCCTGTTTTCGCTCCATGTCGACGATCGCCGGATCCAGCCCCGTCCCTTTGATGACGGCGCTGCGCGACTTGAACCCGTTCTGCACCGCAAGCTGCTCTGCCTCGAGGTCCTTCAGCGGGTCGATCCAGTCCCATTTCGGCGGGATCCAGTCGGCGCGGCGGTACATCCGCTGATTGGCCGCAAAATCGGCCGGGCTGACCGGCAATGCGCCGGCTAATACCGCCTCGGTCCACCAGCGGTTATAGACCCGCTGGCAGAGCTGATAGATGATCACCGACTGCTGCAGTGTGTCGACGCGCCGGCGGTGCGCGATGAGGCCCGCGCGGATCGAGCCGAACGACGTGCGCCGCAGATCCCCGGTCATGTCGGAATAGGGGATCCCGGCGCCGGCTGCGGCCCGCAGCAGGCAGCGGTACTGGAACGGCTCATAGGTGCTGCCGACATCGGCCGGCTCGGCAAATTTGATGTCCTCGCCGGGCGCCAGATCGACCGTCACGCCCGGCTCCAGCGCCGGGCTCGGTTGCACCTCGCCGCGCGGTGTCGTCAGGTTCTGCGCCATCCCGAGCGGATGGTCCTCGTCGTCGCGGTCCGGCCGCGTGATAAAGGCACCAAATAATGCCGCGACCCGCTTCCGCTCGAGCTCGGCGTCGTCGTATAGGTCGAGCAACGCCAGGGTCGTGATCATCGAGAGGGTGTGCGGGATCCCCCGCAGCTGGCCGGCGCGGATCGGCCGGTAGATGTGCAGGATCTGGTCGGCGGGCACCGCGATCCGGGTCCATGGGCCCACCCCGAAATATTGGTCGGTGCCGGGGAACGTGGCCCAGAAGTGGTAGGCGCGGCGTCGCCCGATCGCGTCGAACTCGATGCCGCACTCGATACGGCTGCCGTTGCCCAGG